TTTCAGCATCGTAGACTCCTTTTTCTACACAACGTTCTACATGGACCCTAAGGGTTGGAACATCGTGCATACGTCCATACAACTGCTTGCGAGTGGCAAACAGAAGCAGACGAGCAGCGACAAACTGATAGTTAGGATGGTCTAAGTCAATCAGGTCAGAAGCAGCACGAATCAGAATCTCCTGAATCTCTGCCGTTGTAATGCCATCATAAAACTGAATACCAGACTTCATCTCAACCTGACTTGCAGAGACCCCTGCGAGGTCCTTACATGCCTCTTCCACCATAACGTGGAGTTTATTCAAGTCAAGAGGTTCTGTTCCACCGTTTCTCTTGACAACCTTTGTTCCGTTGGTCATATTTTCTTCCAGTTGTTAAATTTAATCTTTGCTTGTAAACCTGAGTATGTATTTGATTTTAACACATCCATAACGTTAAGTCCAGAGAGGACCATATCGTTGATGTCTTTCTCTATGATTCCGTTTGGCCAGATGACGACTCTCTCCCCTCTTGATATGCATTTGCTAATGCGATTGACGATTTCTCTATTGCGGGGCTCATTATCATAAACAAAAACGATACTGCTTCCCTCAAGACAACGAACATCACCATCACTACCACACAAAGCCACGCTATTGTTGATGAAAGTGCTGTCAAAGGGTCCTTCGACCACATATACTGGTAGTTTTTCGTCGATTGAATTAAGTCCATAAATTTTCGGTGCTTCCTCATCAAGCATCACAGTGATATATTTAACAGAGTTAGGAACTAGACTTCTACCTTGAAAACCGATAAGGTTATTGTCCCTATCATACATTGGTATAATAATGCGACATTCATCCCTACCTATGGTGTCAAAAGTTTGTTTTTGGGAGTTGGTCCACTCTTTGAACTTGTCAGCAAAGTAAAACTTTTCTGGGTTTAGTTTTCTCTTCTCTAGGTATTCTTTGGCAACAGGAACTTCCGATGCCTTAGGAAGATCTAACTTCTTTCTGAATACTGGTTTACTGAACTCCAGTTTTGGTGCCTCAACAACAAAACCTCTTCCAGTATGACCTTCCTTAAACTTCTCAAGCGTATATTGCTTGTGAAGAGTAGGATCCAACTGTTTTAAGAAGTTGTTAAAGGACAAACTAGCACCACAATTATGACATTTAAAGTTGGTGTTATTCTTTACAGGGTAAAGATATCCCCTCGTCTTGTTTTTGTTCTTCTGAGAGTCACCACAAATTGGACACCGAAAAGTGTAGAGATTCGACTTGACCCTCTTGAATTTTTGCAAACGTGACGAAACGAGTCCAATATACTTGGAGTCAACCAAATCCATTATAAAGGGGTACTACTTTGACCTTTCTATTGTAGTAGGTGCTGCCTGAGAAGTCAAGAAGAATGGTGCAATTCTGCTACCCGCACCAACAATTAAAACTACTGCGGCAACAACTGCTCCTGCTTGCCATCTAAACTTTGATATTCCTTTCAAATCTTCTTGCATTTTATCGATTCTATCGTGGACAATTTTTATATTTTTTTCATTACTATCCTTTATTTCATCAATCATCTTGATGATAAGAGCATCATTTTTTGTACTTTGCTCAATTCTCTCATCGTGCTTGGTGAGAATCTGAGCAATACGATTGTTTCCTTCCGATATTTTTTCTACTGCTGCTTCTAACTTTGTCAGCATTTCGCGTGACAAGTCCTCATAAATGTTGAGTTTAGATTCAAGAACAGCAACTTTAGAGTCTTGTGAAAACATCATGTCCTCTTTTTCTTTTTATCTTTACATGATTTCAACCATTCGCGGCGAGAACCACGACCAAGATATGCAAACATCTTTTTACTAATACCTGCAGTAGGACCCTTCTCATCGGACTTCTCACTGAATCCTGGTGTACCAGTACTACTTCCAGTGACCATCATCTCATTGAGTCTGTGCTCACGAATAATAGAAATAACTCTATCGATATTCATAACTCTTTTAATTGTTCCAAACAGTTTTCGTCTGCAATGATGTCATTGATGACAGTTTTTGGATACTCAGGTATCCTATTTAAAAATAGTAAGAAGCTTTTTATTGCTGGCCAAAGATCCTTTTCAAGATTATAAAAAAGCAGAGGAACTGTTGCCTCTTCAAATACATTGAAAAGTATAATAATGTGATTTAAAATAAGATGTATTTTCAACTCACCAGTATTTTTATAACGACGCAATAATCTTTTAATATATCTTATCCGTTTTAAATCAGACTCGAAATCATCCTTAGTAACTGCTTGAGGATTATTATAAAATTTTATAGCGAAGAGCATGTAGTTGCTCTCATTCAATTCATCAAATCTCATACTTTATCTCATATTATCAAACTAAATCTTCGGCAGTGTTGTCGGTACCAGCAGCTGTAGAAATTCCACCAGCAACTAAAACTTCATGCTTAACTCTAAGTCTTCCGTGCATATCAACATAGGTTGTAATTCCAACCCATCCAGAATGTCCAACTGCATATGCAGTTGTTGATGCTGCACTAACTTCATTCTTATCGATACCATAAACAACACGAGTTACAGGATTGGTTGAGAGACCCGTTTGAACTTCAGGTGCTGCATATGCAGTATCTGCCATTGCATAAAGTGGTTCTTGCGAAATTACAAATGTCGTTCCCGCAGGAACTGTTGTAACCCCAGCAACCATGTAATCCGTGGAATAGATCGTTAAAGATCCATTATTAGCAACAGCATTAACTACAGCAAATCCATAAGTTGCTCCAGCACCAACATTGATAACATCTCCTTGAGAGACACCGTGATCAGTAAATGTTGTTCCAGAACCAGTAACAGTCTTGCTAGCAAAATCAATAGAAATAGATCCTGTGCTCGTTACTAAGTCTTTATTGCCCCAAAGAGACATGTTTCCTTACCCTATAATTTCTTTATACAGGTATTTATAAAACTCAGGACTCTTCGCGTGTTCTAATTGCTTTCGCAACTACTTCGAGAAGTTGATCATCCATATCGGTCTTGGTCAGCTTAACCGCTTTACCCAAGATAACAAGACAGATCTCAACCAGCTTCTCACCGAGTTCTTCATTTTCTGGAATCTTGGTGACGGCATCAGTAATTACCTTTGACGCTAGGGGAAGTAAAAATGCAAGCATTGTTCTATCACGTACTTACATTATATAGCGTACTTAACTATTTTTTTAGATTTAGTACCCTGCTTCACGCATTCTCTTCTTACCCAATTCTGCAGATTTTTTATCTGCATTCTCAGTATCGGGGGTTCCACCACCAGCGGTGGGTTTGTCTCCAAGAAGTGCCCTACTACCAGCCTGAATAGCACCCTTAACTGGTTTAGCAACTGTATCTATTGTTCTGGTAAGTCTTCTAACTGCTCCATCACCTTGCTCTTTCGTTTGACCAGCTGGTTTCAACACAGTGTTGATAACCTTGGCAGTACCAGTCACCAGTCCTGCACCCTCTTCAACTTGCTTTGCAGATGAAGAAGTCATGACCTTCATAACCTTATCCTCATCAGGTAAATCCAGCATCAATGGATTTCTGACGCCCATTGCTCTCATCTTATTCTTCATAAGTGATATTCTAGTCTTCAGATCTCTTACATCTTCTTTATCACATTCGCATGGGCAGTGACCACACTTGGGACAAGTTGCTGCCTCAGCAACATTTTTTTCCTTCTTCTTTTTCTTTTTCTTTGCCATCTTAGTGGCAGTTGCATACATTACAGATTCTCCATCCTCACCATAACGATCTTCAAATTCATCTTTTTTATCCTTCATTCCTTTTACATATTTTTCTTTCTTCTCTTCTTCTTTCTTACTCAACTTTCTTTCATGAAGAATTTCCATGAAGCGCATTTGAGAGGATGCTAAGTCAATCTCATTATGTGCTACAAGACTACGAAGAGACTTTGGACCCTTCTTTTTCTCACCTTCCGAAGGATTAACCTGAACGATTCCAGTGCTGTAGTTGTCAACGTTGGCACCAGTAACTTTTACTTCTTCCTTCTTAACCTCATGGTCCTCATATCCAATACCATCACCATCATCATCCCACCAACGCTTTACTTTTGCTTTCTTCCCATATTTCTTCTTACCTTTCTTCCCTTCAGCAATTTCAAATTGCTCTTTTCTAGTATCCTGTCCATCTGGTTTTCCACCCGTTGCTCTTTGGATAGCATTGTGAACTACACCAGCATGTTCCTTGGATGAAGCCTCTTTTTTACCGTCCCCATCATAATCTTTCTTTGCTTTTTTACCTTTTGGTGCTTGAAGTGCAGCAGCAGTCTGTTCTCCCCTCTTACGCTCACCCTCATAAGGATCGCCGTAATCAGTCAGTTCTACTGATTTAATATTTGGATTAGCACGAAGTTGGGTGATTTTTGCACGGTCTGCGTATCTTACATATGACTTACCATTTTTATCAGTCACTCTAATCTTATACTTACCCCTTTCATCTAAAGATTCTGCAACTTGAGGAATTTCTTTCTTAGCACCTTCTACAAAAACTTTATACATTGCAGTGGCAAGAGATGCTTCTACCATCTCATCAGTTCCTACCATGAACTGTTCTTTGACGCTACCACCCTGTTTTCCAAAGAGTTTCTCTCTAACAGCAGCTCTCTCACCAGAACTCATGGAAGTGTTTGCCATGTATTGCGAAAACGCTGCCTTTAGATCAATTCCTTCTCTTCTTGCACGATAACGAATGTCATATACTGCCTGACGAATTCTCTTCTCAGAATTCTCTTCAGTTTTACCTACCCCAGGTTTTTCACCCTTTGCAGCAGGTTTCGCTTGTGCAGCAGGAGCACCAGCAGGAGCGTGCTTTCTTGCTGGAAGTTCTTCAGAAATATGGGTAGTCATGGAAGATGTCTTTAACTTGCTTTTTTCCTATATTTATTTATTAAACACATATTCCTATCCCAACCAGTAGTTTTAGACTCTACACATTTTCTGTAAGAGTCAGTTGCTACAAGTCTCTTATCTGAACTACACTTGTTTGCTTCTGCAACATCTTTAATCCAAGACTTAAACATAATATTGTCTTCTGTGACACAAATGAGATGATTGGTTCCTCTACGAATAATTCTACCAATCAATCCAGTATTCAGGTTCTCTACAAGTTGACCAATTTTGAAGATTGTCTCACCAATGTAATTTTCTCGGAGAGTTTTATAATCAAACTTGGGAGCCATTTCCCAAATACCCCACTGTTCATTTATACCCATCGATGCTTTAGTATTAGTAAACATTTGCTTTGCAATACTTCTACTGACCAATGGAACTTTCTGCATTGCTGGAATCATTTCTCCAGTTTCTGGATCGGATTGCATCATTTGCTCCCCAGTTTCTGGGTCAAGCATTGGTTCTTCTTTATGAAGATGGTCATAATAAGTTTTAAAATCATTCTCAGCAACAGCAAGTCTCATTCTTGATGCTGAGAGTCCTTCGACACCCTCAGAATCTGGATCTCTATCGCCAGAAGAAATAACCTCAACATTATCAAATTGGTAAAGTTTACCGTTATAATCGTTTCCTAACTTGTTAAAGTCTTTGACTCTATCGGCACCGCCAACAATTCTAACATTAGTATACCCATCATTATGTGCCTTCTTTAAAACGTCAAAAATATTTCTTGTATTTTGATCATTTTGAATTCTAGCAGCATGTTGAGGGAATAACTGCCTCATCATAGAAACTTTTGTATCAGCATCCAGTGGATTTTTCTTTGGATCATTAGAACGAGAAGGTACAATAAGATAATCACTTTCTTCTTGTTCAGCAGAAGATGCAGCAACATCCATTAATTGAAGATGCCCTGCGTGTGGTGGATTGAATCTACCAAATGCAATCGTAAGAGTTCCTTTAGTTTTGGGAACAGGTGGTGGTCCTGCAGCTAAGTCTGGAGATTGGACTCTTGACATTATCTCTGCTTGACGCTGCTGTTCTTGCTCTATCTCAATTGCTTCTTGCTCATCTGCCATCGAACGCAATTCTTGAGATGATGGTGGTGGTGCCTCTTGTTGCTGAAGTGCTGGGTCTACAAAATTTGGATCGGAAATATTTTTCTCTTTCTCAGTTTGTGCTGGATCTTTTCCCCCAACGTTCTGACGCTTATTGTAAAATTTTAATCGTCCCTTTTCCGTCTTGGCGACAAATTCACCGTCCTTATACCAACCACCGTGACCATCACCCTCTAAACCAAGGCGCTGAGCTTGTTGGGTTGCTGACTCGGATAGAAATTGTAAAAAATTCTTCATTACTTCTTTTGCAACTCTGTGGTAATCGTGATTTGATTTGAGACGATGTACCTTATGATTTGTTTTTGTATCAATATATATTTATTCTTTTGCTTTTTAGTCGTTGCAGCATCAATCTCACGTTGCAGAGTTGTATGAACGTAAGCAGCAAAGTGCTTGAAGTCCCTGTTATTGAAATCTTTAATTAATTTTTGAAGATATTCACTCATTGAAATTCACCAAAAGGATCTAAAGCTCTTTGTATATCTTCAGATGATGTGGTCTGGGTATCTAAACTAAATTGACTTGGTGATGGTTTTCTATCAATCAACAGTGCGGTAGAAAATCTATAGTTCCATGGTTCAGTTCTACTACCACTTGGTTTTCTTCTTATCCTTAGTTTCAGTGTACCATCAAATTTTTTAACTCCGACTTTTGCCAAATTTGCTGGATCAGATTGCATGTAATAAAGACCTAAACCACCTATTTGAATATAATAAGTTTCTTTTGCAGCATAATAATTGAAAAGTGTAGATGGTTGTGGAGCATCATTCCCATTCATAATCACATCTTTGAATAATTTAATGTCAGATTCATAATCAACAGGTTTCATTAAACTACCAGTTTGAGATGCTGTAAATTTTTTAGGAGGTCCATTCTTACCCCAAACAAGATTAACCCTGTCATCAACTCGCAAAGTAGAAAGAAGACTTCTCATCTGCTGAGCTTCGACACTACTAGACCCAGATAGATACCAGTTTCTACCAGGAGTCCATTTTAAACCACTCTGCCCAAAATCAGCAGCACTGTTTAATTTTATTTCAATTTTTAAATTTTGTGTTCTACTAGAAGCATATCCAGAAGTATTAAATCTCCCCAAAGAATCTAATGGGTTTTTACCAGGACCATGAACTCTAAGTTTTAAGTCTGGTAATGCATTTGATGATCCTGCTGGTGCAAATCCAGGGGGGACTAATCCAATCTTTTGCATTGACTTGAATAAGTAATCTTCGTATGCAAATCCGCCACCACCTGATTTTAAATATCCTTTTGCTCCAGAACTATCCCAGATATCATAATAATCGGGATCTCCCTGAGATTCAGATTGTATTATAGGCATTTTTATTTTTATTTAGAGTGGAGAATAGGAGACTCGAACTCCTGACATCCTGCTTGCAAAGCAGGCGCTCTACCAGACTGAGCTAATTCCCCAAGAAAACCCCGAAGGGTCAAGCACCAAGAACGGCACCAATATTGTCATCAATGTCTTGGATGACTGAGCGGACATCAGAAACCCTTTCAGGAACACAACTAGGATCATAAGTATAACCTTTCTGTGCTTCAAAAAGAATTTGACGAACTGCTGCAGCAGAACGTGCATCCATTTTAATTGTCACTAACTTTTCCTTAGTCATCGGTCGCCCTCTGCACGGTTTTCGGAGAAGTAAATATCAAAGGTGCCTTCAGGATAACGCTTCTCAAGTTTCTTGACGTTAGTGGTAATCACATCGTCGAATGAAACATCGAGTGCCATGCAGGCTTGAGCGACATACCACATAAGATCACCGAGTTCAATAATAAGATGCTCACGGTTATCGTCGTTCCAAGGTTTTCCTTGAAAAACCATCTTCTTGATGATTTCAAGGAACTCCCCACCTTCAGCATTAATACCAACACCTGCAGTAAGTAGTCGCTCAATATTGGCACCTTTCTCATCAAGGGCAACAAGGCGGTCGGAAAGTGCGAGAAAATCAGTAGAGGCGTCGCTAGTAACCGCATCAACAAATTTTTCGTAGCGTTCAAAATCAATTTTCTTAGTCATAATACCTCTATTTAACTTGATGTACCCAGCAGGATTCTGCAACATAGAATCCATCTATTTTTTCATTAACTGCCTTGATAACTCCAGGAAATGCTTCCTGATAGTCATGACCAGCAAGAACACCACCACTTTTGACTTTAGGTCTCCAAGTATCAATGTCCTCGCAAACATCTTCATATTGGTGAGCAGCATCGACAAAAACAAAGTCCAAACTGCCATCTTCAAATTTTGTTGCTGCTTCCTTTGAAGACATACGAAGTGTGGTGTAGTAATCTTTCACTGGTTCCATATTGCTGATGAATGTTTCATACAGTTTACTGATGTTAGGTTCATACATGTGAGTAGACCTATCATAGTGCTCAATACTACCCAACCAATGATCAACACAATAAAAGTCAATATTTTTTCCAGAGTTTGCAATTTCTACTGCCATATAAGCAGCAGACTTTCCTTTCCAAACACCGACTTCAACAAATTTACTTCCTGAAGGAAACTTTCTTGCCATCTCACTATAAAGTTTTGGGTAAGTAAACCAGTCTTGTCCGAACTGTTCTCCTTGATAAATGTGATTCATTTTACTTGAAATGGATGTTGTTCATTTTTATTAAGTTTAAGTGGTTCTTCGACAACCCAAGATCCACCAACTCCACCGTCCATATTTACGACAATTTCATTAGTAGGTAATTCTAGGGGGGAAATTTTTTCAATGGTGACTGTTTCTTTCCATCCAAGTCTGTTGGTCTTATAAGTTCCTTTACGCAACTCTGCCAAAAACTTAGCATCGGTTTCGGCACCACAGTCGGCAATTTTATTGCCGATTTCATCATAGACCGTATAATAAATCAAAACTTGAATCCTTCGAATGATTTTTTGGGTTTCTCCTCATAATTATACTCCTCCTCTTGCCCAGAGTCAAGTATATCAGTCTGTGCAGACTGTTCACAATCATACAGTCTCATCTTTGCCCTGTCAATACCCACAATGAAACGCTTGAAGATAGTCGGGTCATTATAACGATTCTTCAACTGCTTCACCATGAGTTGTCCCAACCCCTCAAGCTCTTCAGTAGAAATAAGGGCAAACATAAGATCAGCAGTAGCAGGGAGGCCAAAGGATTCAGAAGTGTCAGTAAGCTCAACATCACTGCTACCATAACCAGAACGAGTGGTCTGCGTGGCAGAAACGATAGGGACGTTTGCTTCAACAGCCAACCCTCTAAGCTCCTCAGCAATAGCTTTGATATAGCTATATGAATTGACAGAAAAATTCGACTTATACCTGCTGGAAGCACATATATTAAGGTAATCAATGAAAATAATATTAGGGTGAAATGACTTCTTAAGTGCAAGCTCACTAAGAAGTGCCTTAAAGTGTCCACTATGTGCTGATGCAGTTGGATATTCTTTAATTATAAGAGAACCTTGTGTCTTGGCAGCAACCTTGGTTACTTTGTTTTCAAATGTAGACCTTGGAAGATCCATCAAATCTTGGATATTGACATTGAGAAGGTTTGCATCAATACGTTCAGCAATTTTCTCCTCTGCCATCTCCATTGTAATGTAAAGCACATTGTGTCCGTTAAGCAGACAGGCGCTAGCCATATGACACATGAATAGAGACTTACCAACACCTGTCCCAGCAAGAGCGATGTTAAGAGTCTTATTAGGAAGACCGCCTTTCGTAATTTTGTTGAAATACTCAAGGTCAAACGGGATACGGTCTTCCTTACGGTGATAGGATTCATAGCGTGCTTCATAGTCATTCAGGTAATCGTGTCCAATATGATTATCAAAAGACACTGCCAATGCATCTGAAAGAATTGATGGGATAGCATCCCTATTCTTCTTCTCATCCTGTCCATCAGCGATACCGATTGATTCCATAAGAGCAAGATAAATTGCCCTATCACGACACCATTTTTCAGTAGTATCAAGCAACCACTGACCTTCTACAGGGGCGTCATGAAAGGAGTCGGAAATGTCTCTTACTTCTTTAATCTCAGTTTCAGTAAGGTCAGATCGATTCTCAAGTTCAATCTTGAGTGCTTCGATTGTAATTGCTGACCCGTACTTTACAATGAAGTGAACAATTTCTTGAAAGACAACCTTCTCTGTCCTACTATCAAAATAATCGGGTTGAATAAAGGGAATTACCTTTCTAGAATATTCTTCATTATATACAAGGTTTCTGAGAATAGTTGTTTCAATTCTTTCCATCATAAGTAGTGTAAGTATGTACTTAACAAATATTTTTCTCCACTGATTGGTGAATTACCTTTATGAGGAAACATCCAGAGTGGTGGGAAAATAACCAAGGTCCCTTTTTTGGGAGTTATGCTGATATCAATAAATTCTGTTTCTCCACCCTTATCAACGTCATTCAGATACCAGAAAAAGGACAAGAATCTTCTAGAACTATTGTAATCTGTGACGTCAACATGAGTGTCGAATCTATCATTACCTCCAACATTATACTTCTTTATTCTGATTTCTTCAAATCCATGCGATTTTGGAAATACTTCCTTAGAAACATATTCATAATACTTTTCCTTATACTCTAAAGTTTTTTTGATTAAAGTATTGTGCAGTGATTCACACTGTTTGATGTTTCTAGTTAAATTTAGTTGAGTAAAATTGGGATATCCATCATTATCTAAACGTTCATGATTGTTTTCATTAGAATTAAAGTAATCAATCAACTCATCACAAAGTTCATGAGATAAAGAGTTCTCATGAACTTGTATCAACTTTTTAAGGTTAACCATAACTGAATTCTTCTTTTGCAATTGAATCCAGTTTTTCCATTACTTCTGGAGTGAAATATGTTTCGGGGTCTTTGAGAATTGCTTTAGCATAGACTTTTTTGCCGTCAATCTCATAGCGTCCTGCGACGTTTTTCCAGAGACCGCCAATCTCACCGAGTTCAAGAAGACCATAATAACGATCAAGACCACGCTCATCGTAAAACAAAC